TGCTTTTCTTCGGTTTTGCTTCTTTTGTATTAGGAGCCTCTACAACGGTATGCATGATAGGCGTCTGGTTCTGACTCTGGACTCTGATCAATTGAGTGATGATATCCTTCAATTCTCGGACCTGAAGTATTATTGTACTTTCGCATGCAACGACGATCTAGAGGCGATTGGCAAGAAGCCGGGATTGTGTGACACGACTAGCGCCCAGAGCATCGGCTATCCATCAGATGCCTTATTACGCTCTACGTGATCTGAACAAAATACACTGGAACCGCGACTCTTTCGAGGACCTGAAAAACGTGCTGACACAGGCGTGTTTCGCGGTGCTCCGCAGTTTCGAGACGTGCCGTTTCGTGCATAACGACCTCCATCTGCAAAACATATTAGTGCGCAAGACCACGAAGAAGCAGCTCGACTATGGGGAGGTGAGCTTGCCTCTCGGGAGCTATTTCGCTGTGATTATGGACTTCGAGAAATCGAGCTTGGATGTAGGTGAGCCTAGAGACGCCTACTTCACTATACGATACATTCTTAACTTAGCGACCAGTCTGGATCATTCAGACCTCTCTTTGGCCATAGACGTAGCCCCGTTAAATCGCATGATGTCCCAAAATGCCCCCGTCACAACGGACACCTATCGGCAAGTCAAATCTGTCATAGATGGCACGAGCATCTTGTACAAAAAAAGTAAGCTGCCTCCGAACCTGCCTTTGTGCTATAACAGTCTTTTCTCGAACTCGTCTCTGTTTATTTTTGATGTATCTGACCAATGACTTGCTGAGCTTAATTTCTCAAGTTTAGTTAAATGAAATTAATTCACGACTTATACAGTGAGAAATATAGGCACAATGATTTTGTAATTGATCTAGATGTGGTTGCGCAGTTTCTTGAAACACAGAAACAAAGTCTACTGAAAACCTTAAAACATAGTTATGTAGAGAACGTAGATTACAAAGTAGTAGACAAGGATCGCAAAGCTAAATGCTTTTTGCTTACACCAGATTGCGTAAAATTAATGATCATGCAATCGCGCTCCAAGAATGCACAGGAAATGCGCGTCTATTTTCTCCAAGTTGAAAAAACACTTATGATGTACAAGGACACGATCAACGATTCTCTCATGCAACGCGTCCATGGGGATCTCTACAAAAAGAAAAGGGCGCAACGAAAACCGCAAAAGTAAAAAACAACCTCTCTATACCTTAAAGAGGCCATGGCGGCGATCTTCGGTTCGGGACCCACCTCCAACTCTTTGTTCATCAACTCGAATGCGTGTGTCGGTATCGCCAAGTCCAACGCCGCGTATCCTCTCGACGTCGTTGGCGATATCAACTTCACGGGGACGCTGCGCTCGAACGGGGCTGCCTATGTCGGTTCGCAATGGTCGACGACTGGGACGAACGTGTGGCTTCCGACGGGGTCGAACGTGGGTATCGGGACGTCGACGCCGGCGACAGCCTTACAAGTAGCGGGCACGGTCACTGCGACGGGCTTTGCAGGGCCTTTGACTGGCAATGTCACTGGTGCCGTCACTGGCAATGTCACAGGTAACGTCACGGGCACAGCCGGTGGTCTCTCTGGAACGCCCAACATCACGGTTGGTACGGCGACAGCGACCAGCTTCTCAGGACCTTTGACTGGCAATGTCACCGGTAATGTCACTGGTGCCGTCACTGGTAATGTCACGGGTAATGTTACAGGTAACATCACAGGTACAGCCGGGGGTCTCTCCGGGATTCCCAACATCAGCGTGGGGACGATTTCCACGACCGGAAACGTGGGTGTCGGCAAAGCCGCCGCTTACGCCCTCGACGTGCTCGGGGACATCAACTTTACAGGGACGTTTCGCAGCAACGGCGTCGCCTACGTCGGCTCGCAATGGACGTCGACGACCAGCAACATCGGTTATTTGAGCAACGTCTACATCGGCGGGTCCTTGACCGTGGCCGGGTCCAACGTCGTCAACAACGTCACTGTGAATAATACGATCCTAGAGAGCTCGAATATCGTGATCAACAACGCGGGGACGGGACCGGCCTTGTCGGTGACGCAAACAGAGACGACACCAAACCCCGTAGCCACGTTTGTCGCCGGCTCCACCCAGGCGCTGTATATCGCCTCCAACGCCTACGTCGGCATCGGCAAATCGAACCCGGCATTCTCGCTCGACATTCTCGGAGACGTCAACTTCACAGGGACGCTACGCTCCAACGGCGTCGTGTTTAGCAGCGGCAGCGCGGGCAGCACCAGCAACGCCCTCGGCGCCGTCTGTCAAGCCCTATGGTACGCGAGCTCCAATACGCCTTCAGCTAATTACGTGGGCACGACCACCTACGGAGGCACGATCGTGCAGAACAACTCGACGACGAGTACGTCGCCTTTCGCAACGACGACCGGCCTCTTCACCTGTCAATACACGGGCACCTATCAGTGCAATTTCACCACGACGACCTACGTGTCTCCCGCTACGGTCACCGTGTATCGCAACGGGGCGGCGGTGGCCCCAGGCTATCTCACCTACGGTAACTTGAACAACGCCATCTCGCTGTCGGCGGCCGTGTACTGCAATGCCCAGGATACGCTCGGCTTCTACGTGACCGCGGGGACGATCCAAGGTGCGGACGGCGGCTCCGGGACCCAAGGTTGCTCGATCTCTCTGATCACGTCGGGGACAGCAGTTGCGGGATTGGGCGTGCCGAATCAGGTCGTGTTTACGAGCGGCAGCAGCACGTGGACATGCCCCGTGGGAGTGACGCAAGCGCAAGTCGAGATCGTGGGTGGTGGCGCATCTGGAGCATCGGCGCTGGTGAATACTGGCGGGGTCTATCCCACATGCGGTGGCGGGGGCGCCGGCGGGTATTTGAGGGCGACCGTAGGCGTGGTCGCTGGAAACAGTTACACGATTGCGGTGGGAAGCGGGGGCGCGGCACCAACCGGTAGCACCGCCGGTAATGCAGGGTCGGCTTCGAGCTTCACGTACGGTGCGACTCTGAATCTTTCGGCCTCGGGTGGAAGCGGAGGAGCACTCAACACAAACGATCGTCAATCGGCGAGCGGAGGTTACGGAGGAAGCACATTTACTACCACAGGAGCCGTTACGACCTTTACCACAACCGGTGGGGACGGGACGTCGTCTAGCTCCTACTATAATGGTGTTTGGGGAGGTACCGCAGGAACTGGTGGAGCGTCGTATTTCGGATCCGGAGGAACGGGTGGCTCTTTTACCACTCTCACGGGACACGCCGGTCAAGCGTATGGATCGGGCGGTGGCGGAGGCATCAGTGGTAGTTCTGGTGGTGCAGGTGCCGGTGGCGTCGTCATCGTCACCTACTTCACGCAGACGGGAATTCCCAACACCGTCACCGCGACAGCGCCCCTGTCCATTTCGGGGACGCAGCTCTCGATCGCCAACGCGAGCACGAGCAACACGGGTGTGGTCCAGATCGACGGCGTCTCAATCGTCGCGAACTCAAGCAACGTGATTAGCGCCGGGACGCAGTTCCGCAATCGTGTCATCAACGGTGATATGCGTCTGGATCAGGGCCTCACGACCTCGAACGCCGTCGTCATCGGATCTATGACGGCCTCGGCAGCGGCGTCCAACGCGGTCGTCGACAAATGGCAATCGGCAACGGGTCCAGCGTCAGGGGCTCTCGTGGCCCAGCAAGTGACCTTAAGCGCGGCGGATCAGGTCTCGACAGGAGGCGCTTTCAACAAAGCCACGATGCTGAGCCAGGTGCCTGTGAATGGGCTGACGACGTATATTCCATTTGACGGGTATAGCGCGGCGGATGTGATGGGTCTAGCAACAAATCCTACATGGACAGGTACACCATCCTATTTCAATGGTCAAATCGGTTCGCAATGCCTGAATATGATTTCAAATGGTGCCGGTGGGTCGACCTACAACACTGGGTTGAAATATACGATTTCTGGCGTATCAACTACAACACTCACTGTTGCCTACTGGATTTATTCTACGAATCCTACGAGCAATTACCAAACACCCTTTGCATTGGCAAATAGCGGTGGTGGATTCGCATTGAAACATGTGTTCAATAATGGTGGTATTAATCCAACTATTTTAGTCAGTGGTACTTTATATAACAATCCTTCAACTGGCACTATCACTGCTAATACCTGGACTCATGTATGCAACACGATATCCACAAATGGTACTTGTGTTCTCTATTTTAATGGAGTATCAGTGTTAAATTTCAGCACTATTGCCGGAAATATTCAGCCATCGAGTGGTGCAATGACTCTGCTTCAATTCGGCGCTGAACCCGGTGCAAATGGAGACACATTCAAGGGATATCTCGACGACTTCCGCATCTATAACCGCGTTCTCTCCGCCGGAGAAATCACGGCCCTCGCTGGAAACACGGGCATCCCGCAAGCTCCTCCCGCGAATTACGTCCAACCCCTCGACTACGCCGCCTATTTGACATTCGATAACACCACTGCCGATGCCACGAGCAACCTTGCGGCTCCTGCAGTGAACGGCACACCTCAATACGTCAGCGGCCAAGTCAGCAGCACTGCTCTGTACCTAGCGAACGAATCCAACGTAACAGCCCAAACTCGAGCGTCCAACATCCTCATGTACTCGTATACTCAATCGACTCCCATCACGGTGTCTTGCTGGATTCTGGCCAAGGCGTTCTCATCAACGGCGTCTACGTGCGCCGTGCCATGGACATTCGGAAGCGCATCTGCACAATCCTTATCTATGCAGACATACTCAACAAGTTCGACGACCGCTACAATTTCAACATCTTATGCGGGTGTGGGCGTTGGCCCGTCGACCGCCATATCTACAAATACATGGTATCACGTCGTTGGCATATATATCCCCAGCACATCTTTCAGTACATATGTGAATGGAGTGTATATCGGAGCCTGGACCAGCAGTGTTCCTAGTGGGTTTGGTAGCGCTAATGGAAAATTCAGCTTGGGCGACTACACAAATGTGGTCAACGTGTCCCCCTTCGCCGGCTACATCGACGACTTCCGGATTTATAACCGCGTCCTAACCGCCCCCGAGATCGCACTCATCGCCGGCAACGTAAGCGTGCCGCCGACGCTGACCACGACCAACCTTGCCGCATATTACACATTCGACAACGGTATATCAGATTCGAGCGGCAATTCCGTAAACTTGACGGCGACTGGCTCTTATTCGTTTGTGACTGGTAGAGTAGGCACTGGTGCGATTTATCTCAATAACAGTAGCCAGACAAGTGCAAGTGGAACGGCGCCCAATCAACTCAATGCGAGCTATGCTTTCCCTACGACAGGAGGCTTTACTATCGCCTTCTGGTTTTATGGCATGAATCCAGGGTATGCTGTTGCGAACGGCCCTGTCGTTTTACGTACGAATACGACAACGACGAATAATACATACGGAATTCAAATGTACGGAACCTCGATTACGGCATTTATGCAAGGTGTCGGAGGTCCTACTGCTGCAACAATATCACTCAATACATGGAATCACTTTACTTTGGTCGTTAATTTAGGGGTCGGATTTTCCATTTATTTGAATGGGCTATTTGTCTCCACTTATGCGACCACTACGAATGGAGGATCATTAAATAACGCGATCCACATTGGTGATAATAATTCTCAAGGTCAATCTTGGACTGGATACCTCGACGACTTCCGAGTGTACAACACGGCCCTGACCCCAGTCCAAGTGCTTGCCGTGTCCGGCCTCCAAAACTTGTCGACGCAGCTCACGTTCGACAACACGACGGCTGATGCGATGGGGACTATTCTGTTATCGTCGTCAACCGGACTCGCTTACAATAGCAACTCGAAAGTGGGAACAGCCAGTCTCGACTGCACCGCGAATCCAGCAACAGGAAATACATCGGCGACAGGACAAGCCACTGCGTACTGCTTCTATTCCATTCCTTCTTATACACCCACTACATTCACTGTCTCATTGTGGATCTATCCTTCTGCTTATAGTGGTCTCGGAGGCGTCGGATATCAAAGCATACCGTTCTCTTCGTGTGGGTCAAATACAGCTCAGACCAATATCGAAATATGTCTCAATATGGGTTCCACGAGTGGTTCGACGTATGGTGTGAATGCCCAAACCTGGAATTCATCGTGGGTCGTGTCACCTTCTGGGACGATTTCATTACAACCGCAAATCTCGGCAGGAAATTGGTATCACATCGCCGCTACTTTGTCAGCGACAACCCTGATCCTTTATGTCAATGGAGTGCCTTCCGCTCCTGTTTCAGGAGCATCGTGCGCCACAAGTACACAGCTAGCAATCGGCACACGTGCCTCCACTAACTATCCATTCAAAGGCATCATCGACGACGTCCGCATTTACAATACAGCACTCACGCCAGCCCAAATCGCCGGCATGTATTACGCGAGCCCCAGCGTCGGCTATGTGCTCTATCAGCAGCCGATCGAAGGCGTCAACATCGCGGACCTCGCCTGGGGAACGAGCGCGGCGCAACCGGCGACGGTGTCGGCGTGGATCAAAAACGTGAGCGCGGCGAGCAGCAACGCTCAACAGCTGGCTCTGTCGCTGCAAAACGGCGCCAACAACAGGTCTTATGTCTACGCGACGCCGTCGATCCCGGCAAATACCTGGTCCAAAGTGGCTTTCACGGTCCCGGGAGATTCCAACGGAACCTGGGCGACTTCAAATAGCTCGACAGGTCTCAACCTGGCTCTGACTCTTGGCGCCGGCAACAACTACAACGTCCCGACTCAGGTCGTCGCAACCACGTCCGGCGCTACAGTGACGACCGCTAGCGGTTACACAATCTGCTCTTATACGACCGTCGGCTCCGGCACTTTCACGGTGACAGCGCCCGGCCTCATCGATTTATTGATCGTCGGCGGAGGCGGTGGCGGTGCTGGTGATCGCGCTGCAGGAGGTGGCGCCGGTGGCGCGATATACGGGACAAACGTGTCGATTGCCGCTGGGACGTATGCTGTTACAGTGGGCAGTGGAGGTGCGGGTACCGGCTATGGAGTCTCACCTGGTGGTGGAAACGGTGGAAACTCGTCCTTCTCTGTATGGACCGCGTATGGTGGAGGAGGCGGAGGCTATTTCGGAAATGGACAGAATGGAGGCTGTGGAGGAGGAGGCCATGCGAATGTAAGCTCTCCAGGAGTGGGTGGTTCAGCGACTGTCGGAGGTCAAGGGTATGCCGGAGGCACCGGTTATGTTTCAGGGACCATCCGTAGTTCGGCCGGTGGTGGAGGCATCGGGGGTGTCGGAGGCAACGGCACAGCGACGGGAGGTGGAGACGGCGGCCCCGGACTGGCCTTCAGTATTTCGGGCACACAGACCTATTACGGAGGTGGAGGCGGCGGCTCTCGTGCCTTCGAATCGACTTCTACCTACTGTGGCCAAGGTGGAATTGGAGGAGGTGGTGCCGCAGGTCAAACAGCTGGAGCAAGCGGTGTCAACGGAACAGCCAATACGGGAGGTGGTGGCGGTGGCAGTGCCAATGGTGGAACAAATGCTCAAACAGGAGGCAACGGCGGCTCTGGTATTGTCATCATCCGCTACATGACTAACGTGTCTGCATCAGGATGGAATGGCGCCCAATATCTGACTTCGAACGTCCAGGTCTTCGGACAGTCCAACGCCTTCCTCGGCAACCTCGGCAACTCCCTCCTCGTCACGGGAGTGCAGTTGGAAAAAGGAACGCTTGCGACGTCATATGAGATCAGGCCTTATGCGATAGAGAACACTTTGAGCACGACGACAATGTCTTCGAATGGTGTAGTGGTGCCGCGCTTGGCGAACGGTGCCTTACTGGCACAAATCCCATTGACGGTCAACCAGGACCCCAACGTGGGGATCATACCGCTCTCGGTCGTCACTTCGAATATCGCTGCTGCGACGACGGGAATTACCTACACATCAGCGTCTCTCAGCGGCAATGCGATTCAGTCAACCAGTACGACGACAGCTATGATGACGATGCCGAGTACCATCACTACGACATCTGCATCAACAGGCATCACGCTTTCGGCTTTGGTCAATATAACGGCCATAGATCCATGGGGGCAGATAATTGCATTATCTGGCAGTGGCACTCAGAGATGGCAGTTTGGCAATCACCCGACGGGATCTTTCTTCATATACCAAGTGAAAGCAGACGGCGATAACTATGCTTTGTCAACGAGCAAGACGCTTCTCACACTCAATCAAACTATACTGCTCACTGCATCGATGGCTGTCGACGGGACGGTGGCCATGTATAAGAACGGTGTGGCGGTGAGTGTCGGTTCGACATCTGGAGTATCCGCCACACGAATCCCAGAATCCTACACGTACACCCCTCTATATGCTATGTTCCAGGGGTCGACCTACTTTGCAGCTGTCTATAATACAGTTTTGACGCCCGCTCAGGTGTTGGCACAGTACAATGCGCTGACCGCACTTGCACCCAGCTACAATATATACAGCTATCTGTCAATCTCTTCAAGCAACTATTTGGGTGTCGGCACGAGCAACCCCATTTATCCTCTTGACGTTTCCGGCATAATACGTGGAAACAACATTCTCGCGAGAAACACGTACAAACAAGATGTATTTTACTCCCCACCAAATTGGGGGTATAGTACAACTTCAACATCAATGACCCAACTTTGGAGCTTTACTTTCAACGCGCCAGTTGCTGGATATGCAATTATTTCCGCATCAGGACACACGAACAGCACTGTAACAAATGGAAATATTTCTGTCGGTGTCTTTGTGAATGGTAATTGGCCAGTAAATATTGCAACCGATAGCACAACCCAGGGTGCAGCAACGCTAAATGGTGGCTACGGAGGGATGTGGTATAATTTCAATCCGAACGCTGGCTTATGGTATGGCTTCTCTCATACTTCACACGCGAAATTGAATGCAGGGAGTAATACTATTGGACTAGGTGTAGCGAACTGGGCTGGAACTGCATCGGTGAATGGAGCAGCGATATCCATGACATACTTCCCTGGATTAGCGCTTTAAGGTTTAGGATATTGTTCTTTGATTTGACGGATAGTGTCGCGCCAAATGGTAGTCCCCTTCTCCATATCCCAATAGAGCATATCGAGCTGATTTTGGATACTGGGGTAGGCTTGCTCGCGTTGCGGGACATACGTACTTTTTTTGGTGTAATCGTCAATGACTGTATTGACCATAGCATCGAGGGCTTCTCGCGAAGGCATGTCCGTGGTGTTGTTGGCACCCCACTCAACGTCGTCGTAAGTAAGGCCGCGAATTGTATACTCAGCACATGGAGCGAGCCTCTGCAACGCTAGCGAGATGGGGTTCAACCCATTGAATAACGTGCGCACAGAGTCTTGTGTTCTAAAATTGACGACCTTGCATCCACCCTTGCCGAAGTAGTCAACGACTCCAAGTTTAATGCACGTGGAGGAAAAACTAAAAAGAATAGCTACGTATCTTACAATGGCCATCGATATAGAGTCCACCGAGGAAAGATGGGAAAATACATTCTTTACAAAAAAGAAGCACTCTATCTCAAAGGCATAAAAGGATGTTACAAGACATTGGGCAAAGAAGCAGTCCGCGATATGAAAATCTAATTTAGAGCAGCTTTTTCAGACAAATGTATAAATCTACTCTTACACTTTTGTTACAAACCTTATATTGCCCTTCTCCTTGATACGTTGTTTTTCCTTCTTCGCGTTCGCAATCTCTTGGCGCGACAGCTCTTCCGGCGTCCTCGGCGACAGCTTGTTCACGCGTATGCTTGGTCTGCACAAAGGATACGTGCCCTTGAGTGAGGCCTTGGCGCGGCCACACGGCTGTTCGTTTCGGTTCAGATCGACCCACTTTTCCTTGAACCAGCGCTTGAGGCCCGTCGTCGGCGCGTTGCGGGGCTTGTCCTCAGGCTTGTACTTGCCGCCGCGGTCCTTGTATGTTTTCACCATCCACCCCGATTTATAGGCGCTGCTCTTGAGAAAAAGGCGATCTGCTTCGGCTTTGACTCGGGCATAAAGAGCGGGATCTAGGGGCGTCGGTGGCATTGTGCTGTCTTTTATGTTAACAGGAGTTTATTGTGGAGTGTTGGAATAAATCCAAGTCTTCCATAGGCTCCATCTCTTGAATCGAATTGGCCAGCAGCCGTTTCGCGTGTTTAATATGACGGAGAGTCATGACATCGCGGACTCCAAGGACCTTGGTCCATTCGTCGATTTTCTTGTTGATATAGAGCTCGGCCTCCTGGTTATTTCGACATTGATCGAGGCGATCGAGCACCAGTGGATCCATCTTGGCCACGATAGAGTTGACGGCGGCTCTGTCATCGCTGCCTTGGCAATTCGCGAATTGGATCCAGGCGTTGAGCTGGGTCCGTGCATAGACCTGTGGAGCAGGTGGAGAGTGATACGAGGCCCAGTTGCCCATTGTGTTATGTATGAAGCATACTAGAGATGATTTGATTCAAATTTTCAGCACTAAATAAAATCACCTTTTACATTAAATGGCGTTGGCTCCACGGTATCTGAGCACCCTGGGTGTGGGGCTCAGCAATCCATCTGGACCATTGCACGTTTACACCAATAATAGCTCCAATGCCCTTGTCGTCGGCTCGAACGCGTGTGTGGGCATCGGGCTCACAGCCCCCACAGGGCCTCTGCATGTGATGGGTCAAGGGGCGAGCGCCGCGTCGGTCGGTCTCTACGTCGGCTCTAATGCGTTTGTGGGTATTGGTAAGACGGCGCCAGCATACGCCCTCGACGTGGCCGGGGACTTGAACTTCAGCGGGACCTTCCGGTCTAACGGGGTTCCGTACGTGGGCTCTCAATTTGCCACAAACGCGGTGTCCAACATTACGCTCGCCACCGGGTCCAATCTCGGTGTCGGTCTCACGACCCCCTTAGGCCCTCTCCAAGTGATGGGACAAGGTGCGAGCGCTGCGTCGGTCGGTCTCTTTGTGGGGTCCAACGCCTTGGTGGGTATCGGTAAGACGACGCCAGCGTATGCCTTGGATATCGCTGGGGACTTAAACTTTTCGGGGACTTTCCGGTCTAACGGAGTTCCGTATGTAGGGTCTCAGTTTGCCACCAACGCAGTTTCCAATATTACCTTGGCGATCGGCTCCAATCTCGGTATCGGCCTCACCAACCCGGCGGGCCCGTTGCAGGTGATGGGCCAAGGTGCGAGCGCATCCACAGTCGGTCTCTTCGTCGGCTCCAATGCATACGTAGGCATCGGCAAAACAAATCCCGCCTATACGCTGGACGTGCTCGGCAACGCATACGTGAGTGGCAACTTGACCGTCGCCGGCAGCAATATCATCAATAATACGATCGTGAACAATACGCTCTTTGAGTCGTCGAATGTCCGGATCAGCAACGCCGGCACGGGCCCTGCGCTCTACGTGTCGCAACAAGAGACGACCGCGCAACCTTTGGCGCAATTCATCGCCGGGACGGCTCAGGCGCTCTTTATCAATAGCTTGGGACAAGTCGGTGTCGGGCAAGCGTCTGCGGCTTTCGCCCTGGATGTCCTCGGCGATGTGAACTTTAGCGGGACGCTGCGCTCCAACGGCTCCGCCTACGTCGGGTCTCAATGGACGACGGTCGCGACCAGCAACGTGACGTTTTCTAACGCTCAAGGTGGATTCGTGGGCATCGGCAAGGCAGCTCCTGCATTCGCCCTCGACGTCGCCGGGGACTTGAATTTCTCGGGGACTCTCCGCTCCAACGGCGCCGCCTACGTCGGGTCCCAGTTTGCCACCAACGCCGTCTCGAATATCACGCTCGCCTCTGGCTCCAACTTGGGTGTCGGTCTCTCGAATCCTTCGGGGCCCTTGCAGATCATGGGTCAAGGTGCGAGCTCGGCGGTGACGGGCCTGTTCGTGGCCTCGAATGCGTTGGTGGGCGTCGGCAAATCGAATCCGACTTTTTCTTTAGATATTTTAGGTGACATCAATTTCACCGGGACGCTGCGCTCGAATGGTGTTGTGTTTTCGACGGGCAGTGGTGGCAGCGGCGGAGGGGGCGGTGGTGGCAGCGGCGGCTCCACGACCAACGCCATCTGGTACACGACGTCCAACGTCACAGCCTCGAATTACATCGGCCTCACCGCCAACGGCTCCACGGTCGTCCAAAACGTCGGCACGCCCTTCTCCGCGACCACAGGCCTGTTTACATGCCCCACTGCAGGAACCTATCAATGCAACTTTGTCGGCGCCATCGCCACGGTCAACGACGTCGTTTATGTGTATCGCAACGGGGCCGCCGTCGCTCCAGGAGCTATGTGCTACGGCAACACCAACCAAAACAGCATCAGCATGAGCGTATCGGTGGTTTGCGCGGTCGGAGATACGCTCGGCTTCTACGTGGCCTCGGGGACGTGTGGCGCCGGCGGCACCGGGAACATACAGTCGCAATGCTGCTCGATATTTTTAGTCGGCGGCGGCAGTCAATTCACGACGTACGCGACTTCCAACGTGTATCTCCCCTCAGGCACGAATCTTGCTATCGGCAAATCAAACGCCATCGCGGCCCTCGACGTCGTTGGGAATATCAACTTCAGCGGGAACTTGATGACCAATGGCTCGAATCTCACGGCCCAAAGCGCATACCAGATCTCGTACGTCTTCCAGCCGTCGGCGAATACGACGGGGCCTGCCTTCGTGGGTGCCTCGGGGACGACGACGGTCCTCAAATATACAGACACGTACAACAACGCCTCGACTGCTCTCAACACGACCACGATGACCTTCACGGCCCCTGTCAGTGGGACGTACATGGTCTCGGCCTACAACATCGAGAATCAGTCGACGGGTACGCTGGCGACGATGTACGTGAGCGTCAACGGCTCGACAACGGATACCACGTATGCGATCAACGTGGAGACCGATATGATGGGCAATTCCGCAACGGCCAGTTATCCTATCTCGCTCTCGACAGGGAACACGGTTCAGTTCTATGTGGCCAGCGGGGGCGTCTACGGCTCGACGGGTGCCGGAGGCATCGCAAGCAAGGGGCGGTACTCGATCGCTCTGATGAGCATGAACGCGAGTCTGGGCTTGGTGGCCACGACGGGGATGGGGGTGCCGAATCAGGTCGTTTTTACGAGTGGCAGCAGCACCTGGACGGTGCCGACGGGTGTGACAGCGGTCCAGGTAGAATTGGTGGGTGGTGGTGGTGGAGGGGGTAATGGTAATTCATATAGCAGCGGTGGCGGTGGCGCGGGTGGATACATACGTGCTATGATGAATGTCACAGCAAGCTCGAACATTACATATACAGCAGGATCAGGTGGAGCTGCACAATCTACCAATTCCGCTGCAGGTAATGCAGGATCTGCGACCACTGTATCATATGGTACTATTACGCTAACAGCAAATGGGGGTGGAGGCGGACAAATTGGCAGCGGTACTATAACTGAAGGTGGTGGAGGGTTGGGTGGGTCTACATCTGTAAGCAATTTAAGCACGTATATCGCAAATAATGGTGGTGATGGCACCTTTGGAGGTCCTTATAACAACCCATACGTGCAATGGTCATCAGGTGGAACCGGAGGGGCTTCGTATTTTGGAGGAGGCGGTACGGGTTCGTACACGAGTACTGCTGCAAAGGCAGGTTCAGCATATGGTGCAGGTGGAGGAGGAGGCGGTAATGTTTCGGGAGGAGGCGGTAATATTGGAGCCGCAGGCGCCGGTGGTGTCGTCATTATCACGTATTACACCCAGTCGGGGCTGCCGATCAACTACATGGCGACGGCTCCACTCTCGATGCTAGGATCGACTCTCAGCGTTGCAGCTGCGAGCACGAGCAACACCGGGGTCGTGCAAATCGACGGCACCTCGATCGTCGCCAACGCCAGCAACGTGATCAGCGCCGGGACGCAATACCGAAATCGCGTCATCAACGGGGACATGCGCCTGGATCAGGCCTTGACAGCCTCGAATGCGATCGCAATCGGATCCATGACGGCGGCGTTAGGAGCGGCGAGCAATGTCGTCGACCGATGGCAGGTGGCGACCGGCCCAGCGTCGAGCCCTCTCGTGGCCCAGCAAGTGACTTTGAGCGCGGCGGACCAAGTCGCAACCGGTGGAGCCTTCAACAAAGCGACGAATTTGAGCCAGGTGCCGATGAACGGACTCATCGCATATATTCCGTTTGATGGGAGCAGCGCTACAGACATTCTGGGAGCGTTAACAAATCCGACTTGGACAGGAACGGCCGCGTACTCAACAGTGAACTTTACCGTTGGTACCGCCTCTCTGAATCTGTCGGCAAACACCGCCGGTGGGACCGCGTCGACGTATGTCACATACACAAATACCAGTCTCAACATCACAAGTGCAATGACGGTTTCATTCTGGATGTATATGAACGCATTACCGAGCTCTAACTATATTGCACCGTTCTGCTTTGGTTCTTCATATACGTATGACATTTGCATCACTGGAGCGGGCTATATTTATAGCGATCTCAATGTAGGAGGCACTGCCACAGCGACCGGTGTGAGTGGTGTTCCAGCCTTGTCTGCCGGTAAATGGATTCATGTATGTGGGACGGTTGCTGTGAATACGACTGGAGGAAACATCATGTATGTGAACGGCGCCTTCTATTCATCGGCGAATGTTGGAGCGGGAAACATTGTGACAGGCAACTTACGTCTAGGGTCTCGAGGAGACAACTCGTTCGCCTTCAACGGGTACATAGACGAAGTCCGGATTTATAATCGCGCCTTGTCGGCTAGCGAAGTTGCAGCCCTTGCCGGCAGCGTCGGCATCCCTCAGGCGCCGTCGGCGACAAACTTGACGACGCAGCTCACGTTCGACAACACGACTGCGGACGCCCAGGGTAATCTAACATTGACTTCGGGTGGTACGATTCAATACGTTTCTGGCAAAGTTGGTGCAACAGCTGTCTATTTGGCGAACGAAGCCAATGTGTCAAATGCAACGAATCCGGCCAACTATCTCCAGAATACCACATACAATCTAACGGCGTCTACCACAGTGGCTTGCTGGTTGTACTGCACGCAAATGGCATCCGGGTTTTCAATTCCATGGCAGTTTGCAAATCCAGGAGTAGAATACCTGGGTCTTCCGTGCAATGGTACTTTATTGACAGCTGCATCCGGAAATCAAACAAGTGGTTTCACATGGGCAGCGAATACGTGGTATCATGTTGTCGTCACATGGGTGCCATCTACAATCGCATGTTTGTATGTGAATGGTGTATTTATTGGGTCAAACACAACAAACGTGTATGCGGGAAGCAGCAGCTGCATTTTGAAACTGGGTGGTTCTGCCAACAACGGCCAAACACGCCCTTATGCCGGCTACATCGACGACTTCCGCATCTACAACATCGCCCTCACGACTTCTCAAGTCACCGGCCTGTATTATGCTTCGCCCAACACCGGGTACGTCCTCTACCAACAGCCGATCGAAGGTCAGATGCTGGCCGACTACGCGTGGGGGACGAGCGCGGCGCAGCCGGTGACGGTGTCGGCGTGGATCAAGAACGTGAGCACCGCGAGCAACGCCCAACAGCTGACTCTGGCGGTCAACAACAACGGCGCGTTCAGCAACGCTCCCATGGCCTGCTACACATTCGACAACGGTCTCGCGGATTCCTCAGGAAACGGCTATACCTTGACCGCTTACGGTACAGCCACAGCGACGAGCGCGCAATACAAGACGGGGACGACTTGTGCTTCAATAAGTGGAAATGCGACGGGTGCAGCACAAGTGAACTACCTCGCAAACACAAGTTTCACGCTGGCCAATAACCAGGTCACGATGAGTTGTTGGTTCTGGGGGACAGATACAGCTAGTTCAATGGTGAACTGGACGTATCTCATGACTATTGGCACTAATGGCAATGGCCTTATATTGTACATCACAAAAGTGAGTGGTGCGCTGTATCTTCGTACAAATGGATGCACTAATACACTTACTGGTGGTGGTGCGGGTGTAAATTCTTTGGCAGCGATTCCTACCTACGCTTCGTGGAATCACGCTGCGGTGACATGGGACGGTGTGAATGCCTGCTTGTATTTTAACGGCATTTACCAAGGAAGCATGGCTATGGGAGGCGCGACGCTATATAGCAATACAGGAGTCTATCTATCAGGGAGTGCTACATCTGGCAATGCCACATACGGGACCTTCAACGGTTACGTGGACGACGCACGCATCTACAACTCGGTTCTCACTGCGTCCCAGATCCAGCAGCTGTATTTGTATAACGTGAATTCGACGGCGCCCTTCCCTAACTACGTGCCGCGCAGCGTGCTGTATACGACTCCGACGCTTCCCGCCAATGCCTGGACCAAGGTCAGCTTCACTCTCCCTGGTGACGTGACCGGCACATGGCCCGCGAATAACACGACGGGGCTAAACTTGACTCTGTGCCTCGGCGCCGGCTCGAATTACTCGAGCTCTAGCACGACGTGGCAAAACGGCCTCTATTACACAGCGAGCAATCAGGTCTTCGGTGCCTCTAACGCGTTCCTCGGGAATCTTGGCAACTCGCTGCTGCTGACGGGGGTGCAGCTAGAAAAAGGATCGAACGCGACGCCGTATGAGTTCCGGCCGTATGCGATCGAGAATACGCTGAGCACGACGACGATGTCTTCGAATGCGGTGGTGGTACCACGCCTGGCCACTGCAAGCGTGCCTGGTGTTGTCCAGGTAGGAAGCGGTTTAGCTACTAGCTCGGGAATCATGAGCGCCCTCCCTTCGACCTACTTCTTTTACGGAGGCATCACATGCATCTCTCAAGGTTCAATAAACTGCACCTTTGGACCCCCTACAGATGCAGGTGGGTCTGCGAGCTCTGCCATCATTTCAAATAATATGTCGACTTCTACGAGTGATGTATTCCCTGGAATTAACACAAGTAGCAATTCAGGGCGTATCAATCTGTCGCCTGGAACTTGGAAAATCACCGCCATTGGGAGTGTGTACGTAAATATTAATTTTGCTGGGTCCAGTACGATCATGATTTTAGCAACCTCAGGTGGTACCGAAATCACTAGATCCGCAATCAATACGTTTCCTGCGCCAGGGGCTCTATGTATAATCGCTTATGTGAACCCGACAGTGAATACCACGTACGTGTTATCAGGTTTTAACATATTTGTGCCCTTAAACAACTCTGGAAATCAAGGAGGTGGTGCCAATATGAATTTAATCGTGGAACGTATTTTGTAACCATCTCTTTGTATTCTTTCCGAACCTTCCTTTTCATATGAGAATACTTGCTTTGATGTCTTCAAAAAATGGAAATCGCATTTGTGGAAATAAAAGATTTTTCTGGAAAGGTTATAGCCGGGCTATTTTAACCGTTTAATAAAGTTTTGTATTTTCCAGTAGCCTACCGAGGGTTTTACCGAGAAAATCGGGTTTTTGCAAATTCAAATTCCCCCCCCCCCGGCAGCGGCAGATGTTTCTGACCTTCATGTTCTGCTCTTTTTTCTCTGCGTTTTTCTAAATATCTGCTTTCTACTTAAAGATAATCTCTCTATAACATAAAAATAAACATGAAGCAACGAGTACAATATACATGTAACAAATGCAACTATACGACCAATAAAAAGAGCAGCTATGAAGATCATCTGAACCGCAAGCGCCCTTGTAAGAAGCTCGATGATGGTAATGTAATTTTACAACCGATTATCAAAAACAATGACGACAACACTATAGCCAACGTTGTGAACATAGTTGCAGACCCTGTGTCCAACGTTGTGAACACTATAGCCAATGCTGAGTCTAATAATTTACCTCAGTCAATCTTACAATCAGAGGTGTTCACTTGTCAAGATTGTAAAATCACGTTTTCAAAGAGACAGAACTTACTTATTCATCAAGGGTTTTGCAAAGGTGTTCATCCTTTTGAATGTCCTAAGTGTCGTTTTCGTTTTACAACACGTCCAGCCAAATACAAACATATGAAAAGAAACAACTGCAAGCCCTTTGTTGAAGAAACCCAGCTCGCCGTCGTCCAACCCCAGCCTCTGGCTCAACAACAACCCCCATCGACTAACACCGCCCTAACCCCATCCACCCCCACCACTCTTAACACCACCGTCAATGGAAACCATAATACTATCACTAACAATACAAACCAAACCAACAACACCCAGAACAACCAGACGATCAACATCTATGGCCTCGGCAAAGAAGACGTATCCTACTTCACAGAGGGTTCTAACATCCACAAGCTCGTCTCCAAGGTCTTTGAGCGCGAGAAGGACGGCGTCTGCGATCTGATCTACCTCAAGCACTTCCACCCCGACCACCCCGAGAACCACAACGTGAAGAAGATGCTGAAGCACGATGAGGTCATGCACTATTTCGACGGGGCCACGTGGCAGCGGCGCGAAGCGCGCGTCGTCGCGCAAAACGTGCTCCACGGGGTTGTACGAAACCTGACCCAGATGATCGACTCTCTCGAGGCGATCCCCAAGCGCAAAGCCGACAAGTTCATGGACGGCGTCGGCGAGGCCCTCCAAGTCGACTTCACGGGCCACGAGTACGACTACGACTATAAAAAGAGCGACGAGGAGAAGCAGCGGATGTCGGAGCAGATCGTCCGCTACATCAACAACTTCATCTATGAAAAAACGAGGGAGCTGTTCGAGACTGGGCCTTGTACGTGAATAGCGCAAAAAGCATATAAAGCTAAGCCATCTCCTATAATATAGGCAGCCGATCATAGCTCAGTGGTAGAGCATCTGACTGTAGAGTTCGCGCGGTTATCAGAACGTCGCTGGTTCAATCCCGGCTGAGCCTCATTTCTGTTTTATTCTGGCAATAGGTTTTCCTATGGCCGCCTTGCGAATGCCACCTTTCCTTGAAATTATGCTACCACGCCTTTCTGCAGTCTTCTCTGATAGGCTTTTGCAATCATAATCAAACGTGTATGTGTCCTGTGTTTTCTTATAGAAGATCGGTTTTTGTTGATAACAGAACATGTTGCCAAATTTACATAATTCGCTCGACAACTGGCCGAGCCCTGCGTTACACAAAATCTCAGGATTATTCCTGAAAAACGTGCGCAAACTGTCTAACTTGCTATCCCGAGCTGCTATTTGTGAAGCATATGTGTTCAACGCTTTAGAAAAGACAAACCTATCACGGAAAAGGTCTATCATTTCCTTGTTCGCAGCAACTCGCCTTCTAGCTGTTTCTCTGTTTTCTTTATTTAATACAATACTTTGCCAACTATTCGTTCGTATATATTGTTGGAAGCCTATAATCGATTTCCAAGGGTCGCTGTTTTTATTATTCATATCATTTTCATAGTCGTTTTTATTCAAAAACAATTCTAAATTGATTAGAAATGTTTTAGACGCATCAAGATACCGAATCGCATTTTGAAGTGTATCATGACATTCTTTTGGAATGTTATAACCAACCTGTATATCTTTTAATGATGTTAGGTATGCAGAGATTTTATTAAAATAATCTGGGTTCACATGTGCTTTGTCAATTTTGTCTAGATTTTGAGTAAATTTTAGAGTAAACATAGCATCGAACATCTTTCTAAAAATGTCACTATAGTTTTTACGATCAATTTCGCTAATGATGGTCAATGCAGGGGTTTTGTTGATATGATATGGAAGCGCAATAATTTGTTTAGTTATAATGCCACCAACTTCACTTTTATGTTTTGTATCTAAATATATGTCACATGTCGCCATATCATCGTATTTACAAGCATTTATAATTTGAATTGCATTAGCAATGTATTGATTAATACTCTTCGTGCTATTTAGATTAATAGGTTGCACCGTTTGTTTTGTCATAGCAGCATTACAAGCTTCGGGCTCTTTTAGCCTACGTTTGTATGTCATATCATTTTTTGCAGAATTCAAGCAAGTTGTTAAACTGAATAGTTTACCATCATTTTGTGTAGTGTTTTTCAATATATATGTTGCGACAGTCGTTTTTATTGTTTCAATAATTAGATTTGCTTGAGTTTCAAATATTGTTTGACCATTTATAGATGAGGTAAATATATCAGGTGCATCTTTAACTAAAAAGAGGTCAAATATGTCAATAAACTGGTTATATTTATTGTCGTATGTGGTGTTGATTATATCAAACAGAGTATTTAAACAGCCTACATTGAAAAGACGTGCATCCATAGTCTTCTTATCATTATCGTAGTAAGGATTCTGATCTGTCATAGTTTCTTTTAGATTTGCGATATCATACTCATATGTATTAGATAATGCCTTTCCCAAAGAATACATGCTCACACGCGGCCATAGATTTGTTTGAATGTAATCATGCAGTTTATAGAGCAGGATTTGTTTGATCATGTTTTTGTCCTCTTTTATATTGTTTGGAAGCGGTTCTTTCGCCTTCATATCAGCGATAATCGCATTTATGTATTCATTCTGTTCTTTTTCCCCATGCTTGCCCCCTATATTGTCGTACAAGTCGTATACTATATAGGTGTAAACCCGATCTGCCATGACACGTACATCCCTCGGATCTCTAGAACTAGATATTCTTTTTTTTAACGCGTCTAGACCATTCGTGACAGTTGCTTGATCGATATATTCTCCTGAAAATGTAAGTACATAATGAAATAGATTAACAAACAATACAAACTCAGGTAAGAGTAGTGGGTGGTCATCAAAACTCAAAGGCGTTTTTAGACCATTATAAAATTCATCTAAAGTGATGAAAGAGCCTGTCTGAATGCCACCTGCGGCGTCATCGATTTTAAGATCTACCGACGCCTTCCCCTGTTCTGCATTTTCAAAAATCAGATTCATGCATTTGAACAGCTCTGTGATTTTGGGCAAGTGCTTTTCTGAGGACATAAAAAATGGATCAGATATGCTACGTTCAGACTTACTTTTAAAAACGGGTGCAGGAGTATCGAATAATTTTACATCTTCTAATTTTTTAAAGGCTTCAAATGCTTTGGAAGATTGTATATTACCCTTTGGTCTATAAGTCGCTGTCGAACTCATTATACTAATCACACATTTTTCATAGAACAAGTATATGAGAAAAAGGAAGAGTCGGAGTCTTCTTTCTCCCCTAGAGAAAGTCTTTATTGCTTACTTTTTTTGTTTTTTTGCAGGGCGCCCCGACGGCGCTATACGGCTCGGGCGACCCTCTGGGTGGTCAAACGCAAAGGTGGACGCGAAAGGCGTCTTGATCTCGGCAAAGTGGTGCCCCGGGTGCAGGGCATCGCGTCGCGACGCGACGCATGGCACTTCTGACAGAGGTTGAAATCGGGTTCGCAGTGGATGCACGCGTATCGGATCCCCAGGATCGGGAAGGCGCTGCAGCCGTTGCATTCGATGCCGTTGTGGACGGTGTGATACCAGTGAGCGGGGCCGATGGCCTTGAGAGCCTCTGGAGAAGCGTGTTGAAGATAATTATTATAACAATAAGATGAAGCCATAGTCCTTTTGAGTATCTATTTGATGGGACCATGTGATTTCAATTTTTCCACGGGGTCGCCTCTAATCGAGGAATTTGTGCATGGCATAGCCCTTCGTCTTACGCCGCGTCCGACACCAAGAGCACCTCGCCGCCGTCCAGGATCACGCAGTCGCCGTAGGTGCCAATCGCCACGTAACGCTGATTGGGGTCCAAACCATGCTCCTTGACAGCCGCCACCATCACTGCTAGGACCTCGTTATACGGGCGCTGGTTGAAATCGGTCGGCATAGAGAACGCCTCGTTGCCGTGCATAAGCTTGAACGTCTGGTTCGGCATACCGGTAGACTGGGACGACATTTTGTTATGTATGTGTACTATAATCCAAGATGCGTCTGTAAACTTTAAGTGCTTTCATCCTCCGCCGCCGAAAGAAGCCCCAACGTCGTCGTCATCTTGGTCCGGACTCCGAAGAGCCAATGCAAGAACGCGGCCAGCACAAAGGCGCCCAGGATGGTTTTCCACGCTGACCATTTAAAGGCGTAGGCGACGAGCGCCGCGATGACGATAGTCCCTAGAGTGTCCCATAAGGCGACGTCGAGGATGGGGATGCGCGCTGCGTGGAACCCTTTGCGGGGTTCTCCGAGGGAGTCTTTGTATGCGGCGAGGGGAGGCTCCATATTTATCGAGAGGTATATATTATATTACAACGGCGCATCGCGCTAGAGAAACCCCCATTTTAATATTCGCATAGTTCAAATGCACATCCGTAAACTGCTTCCACTTATTCAGGCTTCAAAGCTCCCACGAGACCGGGTCGTGGCTTGCCAAAAGCTGGTCGAAGAACTGCTCGACCACAAGCTCTCGCACAAAGTCGGGTGTATCCACAAGTACGTGGACACGGAATCGCGGAACTTCCAGGACCTCGTGGACATCTGCAACATTGAGGAGTTGACGCGTACCGACCCACGCTACGAGCAACGCCAGCAGCATTGTGACGAACAACGCGAGCGACTCGACATCCACGACTTGAAACAGCGCTTGAGGGCGCTGCGCGAACACGCGCGCTCCATCGAGAAGCAGCTCGATCGCCTTCCTTTAGATGCCCGAAAAATTTGAGCCCACATCGTTTTTATGTTGCATTCGAGTTGACGTAAATGGACACTGAAAACTGCCCTGAATCTTCGCCGCATCAGATGCTCATTGTGCAAAACAGCACGAACACAGAGTGGTTTGTGGCCAACGAAGCGCGCATTTACAGCAATACGTCTGGGACGTGGTTTGTGAGTGCTAAGCGTATGCCGGCCACTGATACAGATATTCCATTGCATATGATCACATGGACCATGCCGAAAGACGGGCCCTCGCAGTCCAAGACTATTACGTGGGTCAAGAGCCAGACGTGTGCATTTCACCAGTCTACGAAAAATGACGCCGTCGCATATGTGATGAATTTGTCTGATATCCTTCGCGTGGAACTGAGCACATTGACGACGAGCTCAGTGGGTCAAATGAATGTATATACGATCTATTTGAAAAACGAAGAGACAGTCAGGGCGTACAGTTGGATGATGACGTTTGTGGACGCGTGGAACTCGGGAGACATTTATTTGAAATGGGGGATGCGTCGGTGCGAACGCACCTCGCCCCCCATAACCCCCATTCTATAAATTCCCCCTAGCTCTTGAAAAGAAAAATGCCGAATGCCCTTCAATGGGGGCTATGGGGGGTGGTCATGCTTGGCTCACGTAGTGCTCACTAGGGCCGCATCCCCCATCCCATTTAGCAGACCAGCACAAACATATCCGTCCCCGCCTTCAAATCCCCAGTCACCTCGCAATATACGTCCTTTTCCTTTGTCGATTTCAAGAAATGCCGGATGTGCGTATAGGCCAATCCATGTACATGCGGATTCGTGATGCCGACCGCCCTAAACTTGTGCTGAACATAAACAAATCCGTTCTCTTGTAATCCCCACTCATTCACGGTAAAGTGAATACTCGCTTTTTCGTATCGGTGTTGCCAACAACCGCAACTCAAAATAGCCCCCATATATTACCCTGTCGGTGATAATATGTGCAATCCCTTTTTGTAATTTTATTTGGTTAAAAATGCAGGCACTGCGTTAATGTACACACACTGATTAAAAGTACAGATGGCGGAACAAAACAACGCTGAGACTAACATCGCCGCTCATCAAGCTGACAGTAACATTGCCGCTCATCACGCTGACAACAACATTGCAGCTCAACACGCTGACAACAACGTCGCAGCTCAACACGCTGACAACAACGTCGCAGCTCAACACGCTGACGAGCTCGCGGCAAAGATTATTGCCAAGTGCTACGGTCGTGAGGGTGGGATTCTTTCCAATCCCATGGATTTAATCAGCTCGGGAATGGAGCTAGTTCGCGATATTTCAGCCATCAACGGTGCCGACCGCAAACGGTGCGTGATTCATGCTCTCGAGATCGTGGCTCGTGGCAAGGACGGCGTCGCCGGGACTGCTGATGATCTCATCGCCCCTGAGAACCTCAAAATGCTAAGCGTCATGCTCGAGCACAATATTGTAGAGCACGTCGTCGAAGCGCTCCTCGATGCGGCTAAAGGGCGCCTGAACATCGTCGCTATCAAAGATGTGGTAATCGACACTGCAGAGGTCAGCATCAGCTGCTATAATTGGTGCCAATCGAAGACTGCGAAGCATTAGGTTCTTCTTCGGTCTCGATATTTTGTTATTATATTGTAATACGGCAATGAGTCGCAATTACAGAGATTACATGTATGACGCACAGGGTTCTATTGTGGAATCAATCGAAGGGAGCGTCGAAGACAATAGCGGCAACGGAGACGGCGACTACACGTCGTACAACCTGAATGACGACCGCGCCATGTCGACCCCGGCGCCGTTTTCTAAGGGCGGTGCAAAAGGCGCCAAAGGCGTAGGAATGCGTATGATGACCCCGTCAAGTCTTCCTGGGGTGGAGGGGTTCAAAAACCGGAGTCGTGAAACGAAAGAGGACGATGAGGAAGAGCAAGAGACACCGCTGCCGAAACAGTGTGGTGGCACTTGCAAGCTCCTGAATTGCGGTCATTGCTCGTACAACCCCGATTTCATGAACGGCTATATGCAATGCCACGACTGCAAGTTTAAGGTCAATGGCCAGCCGGTAGACAAGCTCTTTGCCAACGGCGTCTACATGAACGATTGCGTGAAAAACAACAGCCATATTTACCTTAAGAACACGGGGAGCGACATTACACCTCAACTCCGTTTAACATGCGACTGAAGAGGGAGGGGGAGCTTTTTTTTATGCGATAACATAAAGGATAAGGACCATGTCTGTTCCAGCGTGTCTATTGAATTCTCAAACATTTACTTTCGACGTCGGAGCTAACACACGCGATATGCACACGTGCCCGCAATCTATCGAGCGGCCGTGGTCAGATGTCGGCGCTATCATCCCCGACCCGGGTTTGCCGGAGCCTGTCAAGGAGGCGCGTCGTGTTCGCTTCGCCGAGGAAAAGAACCAGGTCAAGTCCTTCAAGGCCGACGATCCGATCGCGGTTCCTGAAATTGTGATCCATCATCAGAAGTACGTCATGCACAAGCATAAGGAGGGCCAAATGCGCATCGGCGACGATGCCGTCGACACAAAGCACCACCACACCGCCAAACACTCTACGATCGGCTGTCGCCGCCCTACTTATTACATCGAGATCTTGGTCATTCTATGTATCATTGCGACAGCGCTGTTCTTCTTCCAGTGCCCGTGCTACTCAATCACCATTGTAATGATAGCGGTCTTGTTTATTGCAACCTATGGGGGCTGTGTAATGGGGGATGTTGCCCTTGGCTCACGTCGTGAGCCAAGCATGGCAACCCCCCATAATCCCCATTCAAGCGCCTCCGGCCGCGTATCTGCATGAGAATCTCATTCAAGCGCCTCCGGCTTCGTTTCTTTATCCATCAGACATAACTGAATGGGGGTTATGGGGGCGAGGTGCGAATGCACCGATGCATCCCCCCATCCCATAAAAGGTATTTAAAGCATACACGCTGATTCTGGATTACACCACATCAGATGTCTGATACAGAAGGCAACCCCAACTATTCTCTCGAGATCAAGACCGTTCAATCATCGGTCTTCAAGATCCTCGTCGAGGCCTTGAAGGAGATTTTGACGGATACCGTGATCGAGATCAATGATCAGGGGTTGAAGGTAGTTACACTCGACAATACCCACGTCATCCTCGTGCATCTCAAGCTCGATGCCAATAAGTTCGAGCACTATCACTGCGACGCCCCCAAGACGATCGGCATCAACATGCTCAATTTCTACAAAATCATCAAGACGATCAACAGCAATGACACGCTGACGCTCTTTATGAAAAAGAACGACCACAATCACCTCGGGGTGGAGATCGAGAACCGCGAGAAGAACACCAAGACGACCTACAAACTCAACCTGCTCGACCTCAATAACACCAAGATGGAGATTCCACCTTCTGTGTTCAACTCGGTCATCACGCTGCCTTCGACGGAGTTCCAGAAAATCTGTCGCGACATGCACAATCTCGCCGAGTTTGTGGAGATCAAGACGATCAACAAGGAGCTCATCCTGGCCTGCAAAGGCGACTTCTGTAGCCAAGAGACTGTGCTACGAGACAGCGACAGCGTTTCCGTAGAGCACGAGAACAACGAGATGGAGATTGTCCAGGGCGTCTTCAATCTCAAGTTCCTGTGCCTATTTACCAAGGCGACCAACCTCTCCAAGATGGTGGAGCTGTATCTGAAAAACGATTACCCGCTCATCGTCCGGTACGCCGTCGCGTCTCTGGGTGAGATCAAGATGTGTCTCGCGCCGCAGACGCAGTCGAAGGACGACTAGGTCGAAGTGGACGACTAGGTCGAAGTGGACGACTAGGTCGAAGTGCGCGCATTTCATTATTTCACAGCTGTTGTTAATACATCAGCCACTGTATATGGCTCATCGCTTATGCCATGTTCCATATCAACAATATGATTTTTGATCCCGGCCTTCTGAAGAGCATTCAACACGTCCTCTTTTAGACAGACTAGTGTATCCATGTCTCCCCATACAATCGATAGTTTGACGCTGTCATTGGCTTTGGCCACACAGATCAACTCATCAATGCATACTGGCTCCCATCTCGTGCTGATGTTCCAATCGGCATCCAATGTAATGTTCATGTGTTTAGCCAAGACGTCGTACCCTTCGCCTTCTGGATTGAAGAGAGCTATAGCATGGAAACGTGTGAGAGGGTCCGTGTGTTCTGCAAACCACCACCGAACACAATGCCATAGGTTCCATTGTTTCATATACCTCTCTGGGATGCTAAATTTTATGAGCCACGCCCAGAACCAGTCATACTCGCTCATTTTTGCAGTCATACCGGGGGTGCAGAAGAGGGTGATCGACGCTCCATCGATCATTTTGATGTTGCGTTTCATGAACTGGATAACCAAATAGGCTCCAAGAGAATGTCCTAGAATATCCACCCGGGTAGATCGTGACCGTTCTTTGATATTCAAATACAGCTCTGCTATGAGTTGTGAATAATAGACGTGGATGTCATGCAGCTTGCTGTGCTTGATGTCTATCGCAGACGGCGAGTCACTTATCCCCCACCCTGGGAGATCAATCACGTATATGTCATCATATGTGTTCTGCGCAAGAACGATATCAACGTAACATAGAGAATAGCTCCCTGTCCCAGGGATGCATAATAAGGGCGACCGGTTGCGTCGAATTGTCGCGCGCTTCCAATGCAAGACGTGGACTTTCTTAGATGTGGGCAAATCGATCCATAGGCTTTCAAACCCGCTGCATGTTTGGACACATTCATCCAAACACTCTATTATGTAGTTTCTGGTAATACACGGGGTCGTGGAATCCATGAGCCGGGTGCAAAACGACGCCGCTGCGCTAATCAGCACAACTCCGACGATGATTGGTATCAGGATCAATAACACACCTGCTTTGGCCAAGCACATTGATGATTATAATTATGAGGATTCTTTATATCACCCCTTTGCGGTAGACATCAAACCACGTCCCTTGATCCTTTGGAATCCCGGTTTCCTCTAGTTCGCGTAGATAAAACATGTCTTCGATGCCATTGATCGCGACGAAGACAGGAAACAGTGGGACCAGAAAGAAAATAAGAGGATTCCAGAAACTGAACGTGACGCTCAGTTCGTGGCCTTTCACCGCCGCCATAGGCTGCACCTTGAACAGCAGGCGCAGGAACGCTTTTTCTTTTTCCATGTGATTCCCGGCTAGAAGTGCGGGGAAAAGATGCGTTGAATGTGCATCGGTAAAGACGGGTGCGAGGATCTTGGGTGTCGTGTCTTTCTTGGCGATGCGCGTGAATACAAGCTCAGAATCGAAGGCGCTCCGGCGATGCATAAAGACGTGCATGGGCACGTTGAGAGTGCGGCATTCGAATTCGATAGAGCGTCGATGACGGGCGATGCGCGGAGGTTTTACGCGATCGATGACAAAACCAGGAGCACCGAGGCGATGCGTCGTAGAGATATGTTCAGGGGCATGGATATGATAACAGCCAATCTTGGGAGAGACATTGGGGTATTTGAAGTGGAAGCGGGCACTGAAAGGCAGAGTCATTATGTGTTTTATGGTGACCTATAGCCAGCCATCTAGTTTCTTTAAGCCGAGCTCGTATCCCAATACGAGTTTTTTCGGTTTTGGGCGAGTGTCGGAAAAAATTGAAACCGTTGATTTTTCTCTAGAACCCTCAAGAAAGATGAGCAAAACGATGATAATGCCAGCAATGCCGACTCTCAAGCGCCAACTGAACGAGGACACCTGGTTCCTGCACGAGGGGATCCTCGACGACATGCAGTTGCCGAGTGGGATGTGGATGCGAGTGGCTTTGCACTACAGCACGATGATCGACAGGACGACTGTGTTCGCGCTGCAGAAAATGGATGGGGTCTTTGTACGCAAGACGTTCGAGTTTGACGGCTATATCAAGCCCGAACACTTTGTCAAGCCGGTGTGGTAAAAAAAGGGGCAGATTTATATTTGGGCGACTTTTTGTGTTTTTTAGGGGCTTTTGCCCACTCGGAGCTTGCCCCTAACCTAAGCATTGCCCACACGGGGTTTTAGGGGCTTGCCCCTAACCTAAGCATGAGCCTTGAAAAGCATCTCGCTGCAATCCGGTGTTTTGATATCGTACATATTTGGATTAGCGAGATCTTTTGTCTTGATCCACAGTTTCACTATACAGAAAGATTTCTTTGGGCTGATAGAGATGCCATTTACGTGACTCCATTTGACAGCATGCGTGCCAACTAAAAGGTTCTCTGACAACAGCTTTGCACACAGATCTTCCCACACCTCGGGGACTTTCGTTTTCAGTATTTTGATGGACAAGTACCCGCCATCGCGATTTTCTTTTTCCTCCCACAAAGGAAACACATTCTCTCGCATTAGGAAAAACATCCCCTGATGAAGACGCTGGCTCACCAGCTCATTGAGACCCCAGAACTCTTCGATAGTCGTTACATCGGTGAGTTTTTGAAAGGAAGATCGACTCCAATTTTCGTCATTCGGACTATGGAAATAAAAACTCCAACTATCGTTGAGGAACTTTTCCGTAAGCTCTATGGACGACATAAAATATGCTCAGTCGATAAGTACAATCACATCCTTATCTTTAAATGAAGTAGTATCTAAATTGTCCGGATCCATAATATTGAGCACCACTTCTTTGGTTTCTGGGAAGCGGTCTTTCCCATGGACGCTGGTCAAGTAGCCGTAAAACTCCTCCGCCGTCAAAGCCGAGTCCTTGTTAAAGGATGCCACTATGGAGGATATCGCTTCGGTAACATCGATTTCCCCAGCCTGCGCTACATATATCTGTGCTTTATGACGATTCGACAAAGTAGACATGAGGTACTGGCACGCGGCTTCGTGATCTACTACATCCAGGGACCCGGTGAACTCTTTGTTTTCGATCCATTGCGACACCTGTTCTCGGCGTGCAACGACCATGAGAATGTTTCCTTTGTGACAAATACTGAATTCATAGAGCCCTTTTCCTTCGGAAACCTTTTTCATACTAAAGCCATATTTGAATATTTGCCATACGGAGCTACGTAGTAGACAATAGCACGGCAATAACCATGGATAGAATATATTATATAACGTATTGACTTTCCGATTTTCTAGGTCGATGTATCTAACGGATATGATCTGTTCATCTAGATACTTATTGAATAAGTATGTCCGACCACCACCACATAGGTTCTTACAATATTGATAGGCATCGACTAATACAGTATATGCAGACATGATACGTTTGATAGTATTCATGTTTCTTGGCCTATTATGCCATATGAATGTTGCAATGTTTAAATAGATACGCTTCATCTTCTTTTTACTACGTGGGCATAGATTCATATCATCGTTACCTACTGAGGCGAAAATTATAAATGAGTATTGGCCGAGCCACTGCTTAGCGCAATAGGGCATCTACCGAATCCACATAATCTTGTAGAGATTGGCTCAGGCAAGCAAAGATGGCTTCGCGGCACATTGCTATCGATGTCCTGGAGCGGCCTTCAGCCGCAGACGCCTTCTCTTTTCTCCAATTTATTTGCAGGAGATTGTAGGGATTTGAACACCAATGACGGATATCCATGATCGATTTGATGAGGATCGTGCCGTCCCGTTTGTCGACATAGATGAAGAAGTATTCCTTTTGCCCCGGGCACCGTTTTTTACGCGGGTGCTTCATGATCAGCGTATGCATTTCGTTCATGCTCATCGAGTTTGGGATGGCGTCGGCGTGTAGCGTGGTCAATGACCATACGAGGGCCTTTTTGTTGAAGGCGTTGTCGCAGCCGCCGTTGGAGATCTTGATGTTGGCGTAATGCGTTTTGTCTCCAAAGGTGATGGCCACGTCGTACCAAGACCGAGCCGTCGACGCGGTGCGCACGTGGGTCGGTCCCAGGATACGCCGAATGGCGCAGATGACACTGGCTTCCGAGGCCAGGCTGTGACTGCGGCCGTCGTCGTCGCGTTTTCGAAGGCAGATACGTGGTCTCTTTGATAGCGATGTCCACAGGCGTTCCCATTTGGGGTCATACCGGCGTAGGAAGCGTTCGTAGAGCATAGTTTTTTTGACAGAACAACAAATTACGGGCTTCTTTAAGCGGAAAAAGGATTTAAATAAATTCCTTTATAATATTAAATTCATGGGCAAGACAAAAGCCGCTAAAATCCCAACCCTTGCGCAAGTGAAAACCCTTACAAAAGATGAGCTTGCTTATTGGGTCGCTAAATCTTCGGCGGCTTTCTTTAATGGCGAGCCTATCAAGGGATTCTCCGACGACCTCTATGATCACGTGAAAGAGCGGCTCGAGGAGATAGATCCTGAGAACCCTGCTTTGCAAGAGGTGGGTGCCGTAATCTTAGAAGATAAGGTCAAAGTAGAACTCCCCTACTGGATGGGGAGCATGGATAAGATCAAGGCCGACGCGGCGGTCTTGGCCAGGTTCGCCGCCAAGTATGCAGGCCCCTATGTCGTGACCGAGAAACTCGACGGCATTTCTGGGCTCGTGTATTGGAAGAATGGTCAACTGAATCTCTACACGCGTGGAGATGGGAAGGTCGGCCAAGATATTTCGCATATGATGAAGTATATCAATCATATCCCGCCGGCATCGGCATTCGCCGAGTTCGACGAGTTTGCTATGCGCTGCGAGTTGATCATGTCTAAGGCACATTGGGACGAAAAGTTGGGCAGCAACCCTCGCAATGTCGTGGCGGGAGCCCTTGGAGCCAAGACGCCCAAACCCAAGATCTTGCGTATGATCGATTGCGTCGCTTACGAATGGGTGTCGCCTGGGCGTTTCACGCAGTCGGAGCAGCTGGCTAAATTGAAAGCTATGGGTTTCAAGCCTGCGCATAGTGTGGCGCTTGACGAGATCGGCGTCGAGAGGCTCTCGGACATCCTGCTCCAGCGCCGCGATAAGGGCGAGTATGTGATCGACGGCATCGTGGCATTGCAGGACCATGTCCACAATCGTAACACGTCTGGGAATCCGAAGTACGGATTTGCCTTTAAGAGCCTCGTGACCCAGGACCGGGCAGAGGTGGTGGTGACCGAGGTCGAGTGGAATCTGTCCAAGGACCTCTACGCCAAGCCGCTCGTGCATTTCAACGAGGTCAACATCAGTGGTGTCAAGATCAAGCAGGCGACTGGGTTCAATGCGGCTTACATCAAGGCCAATGCCATCGGTCCGGGGTCGCATATCGTCGTGATCCGCGCGGGAGATGTGATTCCGCATATCCTTGAAGTGCTAACACCGGCTCCCGGAGGTCCTAGCATGCCGTCTTTCAAGTACACATGGAACGAGACGAACGTGGACATCCTGGTCGACAAGAGCAATGCAGAAGGCGAGGTCTTGGACGAGATCGCCATCAAAGAGATCGTTCACTTCTTTAATAAGGTCGATGTGCCCGGCGTCAGCGAAGGTATTCTGACCAAGATGTATGGGTCTGGGCTCAAGACGATCCGAGAAATCAGTGTGGTGACGGAGGCGCGGCTTTTGCAAGTGGACGGCGTCAAGGAAAAGAGCGCTGCCAAAATCGCGGGGGCCATTCGCGAGAGCATGAGCCAATTGACGCCGCTCAAGCTCCTGGTAGCGAGCAACGCATTCGGACGCGGGTTCGGAGAGCGCAAGTTTGAGCTGATCTTGAGTCATGTGCCGACCTTTTTGAAGAGTCAGACGCCGTCGGTCGAAGAGCTCGTCGCCATACCCGGGATTGAGAAGAAGTCGGCAGAGGCCTTCTTGGCGGGGCTGCCACGATTCTGGGCCTTTGTCAAGGCAAACGACTTTGAGCGGCTCTTCGTAAATAGCGCGAAAAACAGTCCAGTGGCAGCGGCAGCGCCTGCCCCTACAAGCACCAGCTCGAAGAGCAGCCCTGTTGCTGCGGTGGCAAAGAGCCCGCCCAAGAAAAACGAGGCCGTCGCCGACAAAGCCTTCGTCTTCACTGGGTTCCGCGACAAGGACTTGGAAACGGCGATTGCGGCTGCGGGAGGACGCGTGGCTTCGGGTGTTACCAAAAAGGTGCAGTTCTTGGTGATCAAGGACGCGGATGTAAAGAGCGGAAAACTCGATAAGGCCGAAGAGCTCGGGGTCAAGGTCATTACGCGTGCGGAGTTGATGGCGATGCTCTAAATCCTCTAATAATTTCTTTGTGGATGTTAAAGTAAAACAACCATCGAAACATGGAAGAATTTTTCCTGTCGCTGGGCATCATTTTCTCGGTACTCATGGTGTTGCTGATTTTCATTTATGCGATCCAGTTCCGCCAAGAGGCGTTTGAAGCGTCGCGACAGACAGTGGTCAAGGTTTGCGAAGAGAACCGGCGCGAGGGCGTGATTCGAAGCCCAAAAGATGTCAATTTCGTCCAGGGAGCGACGGTGCCTCTGAAAGACTTCAGCACTCGCTGGGAGGACGACGGAAATCTCCCTAGCGTAGACGGGTCCAAACAGGCACCTCACAGTATGGCGATGCTTTCTTTTAATAACTGCTCTCCGGATTGCTGCCCGTCGGCCTATAGTTGCGCCGGGGGATGTGTGTGCGAGACGACGAAACAGAACGAGTTTATGTCGAGTCGCGGGGGAAACCGTACTAAAGGCGAGGAGGAGATCTAGATCGGCACTACTTACTGACCCCATTCTTCTTTCTTTGAAAACTCTTGTGTTTTATTGTAGCATTTTTCACCCATTATTTTTGTACATTTTACAGTCGTGCCTTTCCACGGCTTTGCATACGTTTCAATAGTTGTCGATCCATTCGTCGAGTTTACAGTTGTCACGGATAATACTACTGGGAATACAACATCATTATAGATTAACTTGACGGTAATGTTGTCGCTGGGGAAATATTCTGAATGTAAACGATCCATGGTTTGTTTCTCAAACAAATGGGAAATATCTTGAGAATAGAGAATTGTTCTGTAAATGTCATCATAAATAAGCCGCTCGATATAGCACAAACGTACAGCTGCTTTCTTTCGAATTACTTCTTCAGGCGTGTCCTTCGTTTGAATACTGAATTTTTCTATAGCTGTTTTTGTTGCAGATCCACATGAAGCATCTCTATGATAGGATGGGCGCTCATGGATATCCTCATTATCAAAATAGGTAATGCCTTTACAAAATTCATTAAATAAAACAGTCGGAAGGTAACCGAATGAAGGTCTTTTCGAAAAGAGTCCAAACAGTTGGTTGATTGGATTGCGCAAAGCCTGATCGATGTCTTGGCGAATGGTGAACGTTTTTGCAAACTTGCCCACTAAGGAGTCATGAATCACGCAAATATTGGCTACATGTTCAATCCAAAATGCGTCGCGAACAGATGTAGGCTGATGTCTTAGCAAATCATTGAAAGCATCGAGATATCCGACAATTCTGCTTACAAATTCAGTTGCGACTTTGTCATTTTTTAGCAATCTTGGCTTGACGACATAGTTTCGATATTTGTGGACAGTATTTTTTAATTTTGCAAAGCTTTGTAACAGGGACATAAAGCAGATGTGGCTACAGTAGTATTAGAAAAAAGATGGCGAATAAAAACCAGTATACAGGACCGCCTTCATTTACATTCGTGGCAGTCCACGAATCTAAGTATCGTCAGATTAATTTCTATAACGCAACAGATGATCTCTTGAGAGACTACATTTATCCACCAGATATCGATACAATCTTGGTATTGAGTGGATATGTGAATCATTTTGATATCCCGGAAGGTATCAAGACAGCTCAGCTTGTGCACGTCGGTTTAAGGAGCCTAACAGTACCAGACTCGTTAGTACGCCTCGATTGTGAAAACAATTTTATTCAGAGGTTGGATCTTCCCCATACCATTGAATATGTCGAAGCACCTGATAACCAAATTTATGAGGTTACGTTTCGTGGAGGGGCGCCGACTAACCTATGTGAGCTCACGTTAAGGAATAATTGCCTCATGAGGTTGGATTTTCCTGCTCCTGTGTCCCTGTATCATGTAGATGTTTACAAAAACTATTACTTAGAATACATATGTCCTGAGTTGATGGCAATCTATCATAATAGCATAGATCAAGAAGACCTAAATATCAGAGCTGCAGAGAATGCTGTGTCAGAAGAGCCTGATTTTTCAGATTTAGACAGCGAAGCTGCTTTAGACAGCGAAGCTGCTTTAGACAGCGAAGCTGCTTTAGACAGCGAAGCTGCTTTAGACAGCGAAGCTGCTTTAGACAGCGAAGCTGCTTCATCTCCATATAA